ATAAGACACCATGAGCATATTCTGTTTTTGTGCAAGTGTCATGGCCGTCGGATTTGCGCTAGTCATGATTGATGAATTTTTAATTAAGCCTCGTGAGGAGAAATAAAGTGGGATGTGATATACACACTCGTGTTGAAGTAAATAGAAACATCAATGGTAAAAAGTCGTGGGTTTGTGGAGACCTTTATAAAAAGAATATCTACTATAAGGGTTACCCCCAAAACCATGAAGAATATGATGGTGATGAGTTTGAAGTTTCAGAGGTTTTTGGAGATAGAAATTACACAGCCTTTACTCATTTAGCTGGTGTTCGCGACTATACTGGAAAATTTGAGCCTATACAAAGAGGCAGAGGTTTACCAGAAGATGCTACGGATGATGTTAAAGCTAAATATGATTATTGGGGCTGCGATGCTCATAGCGCTGGTTGGGTAACATTAGCTGAAATTATTCAATTCAGAAAAAATCTAAAACCCACAGCTTACTCTGGATTAGTGACGGACGCTGGATTAAAACAAATAGAAGAACAAGGATACCCAAATTCATGGTGTCAAGGTAGTTCTTCGCCTATGAATTATGCTGAATGGGAAATGCTTGAAGACCCATTAAAAGAATTAGAACAGGAATTACGTAATAGGCTAAATAACTTAAGAATGGCCTATAGTGAAGAGCAACAAAATAATCAAAGTGAAAATATTAGGTTGATTTTTTGGTTTGATAATTAAGAACAACGTCCCCCCAGGGTTGTTTTAAGGGTCCTTACCTTCGGGTTTGGGCCCTCTTTTTTGTTTGTGTTATAATAAGCTACCAAGTAACTAACTACTATTAAGCAATGTCTGATATACAAAAATCAATTGATACTTATATACTTATTAATGGCTACTTTCTCATACACTGTTTATGGGAGTATCTGAAATTTAACGACCATAACATAACTAAAAAAGCGCTTAGTCAATTATTAATTGATCGGGGTTATGAAAAAATAAGCCACAATGTCAGTATTTTAGGTAAAAAAATAAGAGTTACGGGATTTATCGTAAGACCTAATAGCTACTTATCTTTTGATAAAAAACAAAAAAGCATGCTGCTTTTGGGATTAAACCCAGGTGAGTCAGTAAATAAAAATAAACCAATAGCTACAATGGTTGCATCTAAAAATATTGGTAAAATCGCTTAAAAATTAATCAGTATCTACTTAAAACTGGTCCTGGTTGCATGTTTCATCAACCAAGGGGTTACCAACCAAGCCTTTGATAGATAAAGGTTTTTCCATAGATGGTAGCCGGTTTCTACTTCTTTTTATGAAGTCACAATATCGTGTATTTTTTCATGAATTATGGTGCCTGGTTTTATAGGGCATATATTATATTTTTATTATTTTTAATTTAAGAAAAGTAAGTAGAAACCGGCTACCATTGGCCCTAAAGGTAGCAACTACAAGGCTTTTAGTGGTAGCCCCTTTCAGTACCCCCTTTGGAAATGGTAACAAATTTGACCAGGAAGTAGCTACTATAGGTCTTTTGTGAATTCTATGGCGTCTTTTTTATCCAGGATATGATTTAACCGTCGCGCTGACATAGATATTTTCTGTTTACCTTTACTTATCAAAGTAGAGTATCTGCCGTCTATATCATTGTTGCTAGCACCCGCTAAAGATAACCCAGGGTTTTCAGAACAGATATGATCTATGGTTTGAGATAGTACTTTTTTATTAATACAAAATACTTCTACTTTTGGCTTGGCATTACCGACTATATCAGTCTGCCTAATTTCTAAAATGAACATTGTAATTTCCTAATAAGTAAAAACTTATTTTATCATATTTTCTGGCAAGTAAAAACTTATTTTACCAATACATTTATTTACTAAGTTTGTAATCCGGTGTATTTTACTCTCTTGCTGGCGATGGGCGGCAGTCAACAAAATTAACCCAGGAAAAATATGAGTTCAGATGAGTTTGAAGATGAAGATTACGTTGAACCACAAAAGCGGTCTGAGTCATTTTATAAAGTAATACCGAGTCCATTAGAAAGGATAAAAGACGAGAAAACTAAGGGTAGACCACGGGCATTTGCTACGCCTGAAGATTTATGGAATAAAGCAGTAGAATATTTTGAATGGGTAGATAGTAACCCAGATTATCGACAAGACTTTAGAGGTAAGGATGCCCGAGAAGTTCATTTCAGGTTGAAGAGTCCGTACACATTAAACGGTTTTGCTCTATTTGCCGGGATAGCTCTTTCATACTTAAGAACACTCAAATCAATACATAAACCAGGCTCAAAAGATTACGACGAGTGGAAGGATTTTTTGACAGTCATTGCGTGCATAGAGGAAGTTTGTTATCAGCAAAAGTTCCAGGGAGCCTCAAATGGGTTGTTTAATCCTAATATTATCGCTCGCGATTTAGGTCTGTTTGACGAGGCGTCAAGTGATAAAGGCCAGGAGCTCGTTGCAGCGTTTATGAGATTAGCAGAACCTGGAGCATTACCAGATTAGTCATATGAGTTTAATAAAAACCTTTGAGCAAACTGAAATAAAGAATGCAATAGAGTTGCAGCGTGATCGCTGGTATGACTTGATTCCTTTGCAGGTACAGATGGACCTGATGGCAGCGGTTCCTAATGGTGTTTTGTATCCCGTTGTACCGGCCGGCCGTCGATCTGGCAAGACAGAGAGATTCAAGCGCTTCCTTTGTAAGTTTGCTATGAAGACTATAAACGGTAAGTTTTTTGCAGCAGCTCCGACACACAACCAGGCCAAGAAAATATTTTGGGATGATTTAAAAGCTATGACCTTTAGTGTCATCCATCCTAAGAAACCGTCCGAGAGTGAATTAATAATCTACTTACCAAATGGTTCTGAGATTCATGTCATAGGCTTAGATAAACCAGAAAGGATTGAGGGTATTGCTTGGACCGGTGGTGGTATCGATGAGATAGCAAATATAAAAGCAACTGCGTGGCAAGAAAATATTTATCCTGCGTTAAATACATTTAACCCAACTATGCCGGATTACAGACCTTGGTGCTGGTTACTTGGTGTTCCTGAAGGGCTAAATCATTATTATGAAATGGCTCAGTATGCAGAGAATTCAGGTGACCCACTTTGGGGGTTGTTTCATTGGAAGAGTTCAGAGATTTTACCACCAGAGCAGATTGAAGCACTCAAGCGGTCTATGTCAGCTCTACAGTTTAGGCAGGAATTTGAAGCCAGTTTTGAAACTGCATCAGGTAGGATTTATCAGGACTACAATAAGTTCAATACCAGTATAGAAGAGATATATCCGCATGAGCAATTGAGTTGGTGTCATGATTTTAACTACACGCCTATGAGTTCAGCAATCGGGGTTGTTCGAGATGATGATGTATACTACCTAGATGAAATCGTGTTAACATCAGCAATTACTCGAGAGTCTGCGCTAGAATTTGTTGACCGGTATAAAGATCATCAGAATAGAAAGTTATTAATTTATGGTGACCCAGCTGGTAGAGCTGGTGAAAAGCATGGGCATGAGTCAGACTATACCGAGATGGAAGATGTACTCCGTCAAAATGGGTGGTCTTTTGATAGAAGGGTTAAAAAGCAGCATCCCGCAATTAAAGATAGGCAGAATGCTGTTAGAAGAAAAATATGTACAGCAGCGGGTAAGCGGTCTCTATTTGTTAACCCAAAGCTCTGTCCATATGTGCATAAAGGTTTATCAACTGTTCAACTTAAAGATAACTCTACGTTTTTAGAAATAGAGAGTGAGTATCAACACATAACAACAGCTGTTGGCTATCACATAGATTATGAGTGGCCAATGGAAGACGATTATACAAGTATCATTTAGAGACTACTATGGCTATAGACACCCCTTCAAATTCACACATTCACCAAGAACAAAAGCGCCAGTTACCACGAGCCTTGTATGGTGGTACAGAATCCATGCGTAATGCCAGGGAAACTTATTTGCCAAAGGAACCTGGTGAATTATCTGGTATGTATGAGGGCAGACTAAAGCGGTCTTTTCTTAAGAACTATATTAAATCAGCAATCCAGGGGACACGAGCCAAGATATTTGCTGCACCCATTGAAGTCAACGATTACCCCAATGAAGAAATAATTGATGACGTTGATATGCAGGGTACTGACTTAACGTCTTTTGCATCGGACCTCTATACAGAAGGTTGTAAGGATGGTATGAGTTTAATCTTGGTTGATTCGCCTACACTTGAAGATGGTGCTTCCCAAGCTGATGTGATTGATAACAATGTTCGTCCCTTCTTTACTGTGATTAAAGCTTCCCAAGTATTGGGAGTAAAAATAGTTATGGTAAAGAATGTACCGACACTATCTGATATTAGAATTAAGGAAAGCCATACAGAAGTCAGTGAGGATTATGAAGAAACTGTGTATGACCAGATTAGGCATATGCAACTGGTTGTGCTTGGTGAAGAGGGTGAAGAATACTTAGCTGTAATGGCTACTATTTACCGTAAACTAACAGACGATGATGAATGGCAGATTGTAACTTCTGTAGCGCTGGATGTACCAAGGATACCGGTCGCTGTTTACTACACCAATCAAACTGGCCCGTATGAAGCTGAACCATTCTTTGAAGATTTAGCCTGGTTGAACTTACAACACTGGCAATCGTCTTCTGATCAAAACAACATCCTGCATTTTGTCCGTGTACCCAGGTTTTATGGGTTTGGATTCAAACAGGAAGAGGTTGAGAAACTTGAAAAACACGGTATTGCTTCTTTCGTATACTCTACCAAGGCGCCTACTGATGTTAAAGCCGGGTGGATTGAAGCTAAGGGCGATTCAATTAAACAAGGCCAAGACAGTATTGATAAATTGGAAGAAAGCTTAGAAGCCGCGTCACTTGAGCCTTTGGTTAGTAAAGCTACGGCAGATATTACTGCTACTAAAACTAAGACTGATGCTGCTAAGGCTAATTCAATGATTCAGTTTTGGGCCAGAAGTCTTGGTGCAGCGATTGATGATGCTTTGAATCTTGCTGATATGTTTCTTGGCCGAGAAGAGTCTAATCATTCTGTCAAAGTAAATGATGATTTTAATCTGGTCGATGATGGTGACAAGAAAGCTAAAGAGATTCGTGAATGGCGTGGTGCTAGATTGATCAGTCATGAGACAGCATTGAATGCAGGCAAGGGGCTATCTGACTTCTTGCCTAAAGACCTTGATGTTATAGCTGAGATTGAAAAAGTACAAAACGAGATGCCTGTTGAATAATGCCTAGCGTAAATGAATTTTTACAGAATGAGCGTGTTGACCGGCTTGCCACCTTAGAAGACTACAAGGAGGAAGTTATACGTGAGCTAGTTCCTATCCTGCAATCCATGGCTGATGATATACGTCAGACACTTAATGCTCGACACTTAACTTCTCATCAAGAACGTAGGATTGTTGCTACACTAAGAGAAATAAATCGGCAACTCGCAGCTGGGTATAAGCAGCTGGGTCGAGAACTTGGTACTGAATTGCGGGAGTTAATTAAGGCCGAGATTGGTTATTCAGCAACTTTGTTGAATGAATCTGTGGGTGTTGCTTTTGCTAATCGACCTACTATTAATCAAATTTATGCAGCTGCTAAAGCTCAACCATTTAATGGCAAGCTACTCAGTAAGTATTACGAGGATATTCCGCGTTCTGTAGCTGATAGAATCGAAGCGCAGATAAGAATAGGCTACGGTGTCGGAGAAACGGCACAGCAAATACAAACCAGGGTACGCCCAATTTTGACGTCTGATATGGTCAATTGGACCAAGACATTAACCCGTGATGCTGTAACCCATTTTCAAATAGCAGCCAATCAAGGCGTTTACCAGCAGAATGCTAATGTTTTAAAAGGTGTCCAGTGGACGTCGACATTAGATACTAAGACCAGTGAAATATGCAGTAGGAATGATACCAAAATATTCCCGACTGAGGAGATGGGTAGAATACCAGCGCATCATAATTGCAGGTCTGATTGGACACCAGTACTAAAAAGCTGGAAAGCTGTTGATATTAGAGTGCCTGAACAACGGCGAAACAGTATGGATGGTTTGGTACCAGATGATTTATCCTATGGGCCTTGGTTACGCAATCAAAGTGTTGCTAGACAAGAAGAACGCTTAGGTAAGTCGGCAGCTCGCCTTTTTAGAGAAGGTGAACTACCAATTGAAAAGTTTTCTACCAGGCTAGGGCGACCGTTTACGCTACAAGAGCTTAGACAAAAGAACCCTCAGACCTGGAACCAAGTATTCGGACCGGATGGTTAATTTAACTAGGTTTGAAATTTTAGGTTTACTAATTACTGTAAACAATCTTATAATCAACTCACTCGAAGGAGTTTAACATGGCTTTTAAAGCAATTATTGAAAAATTAGATGATGTGCCTGAGGCATTTCAAGAACATTATAAAAAAGTAGGTGACAAGTTTCACCTGGATACTGACTTTAAGGCCCTGGGTCTTGAGGATGTAACCAATTTAAAAGCCGGTAACGAGCGATTGAAGCGTGAGCGACAAGAGTTGCGTGACCAGTTAGAGCCCTTGAAAAAATTCAAACCTCTTTTGGATGTTGAAGATTTTGACCCATTAGAGATTGAAACCATCATGGCTGCTGCTAATGGTTCTGGTGATAAAGAAGCCATTGCCAATTTAGAGCGGAAATATGGTAAACAGATTGATGCGTTGAAAACTGAGTTAGAAGAATCTAAAACAGTAGCAATGACAGCAGTCACTGAAAAAGATGATTTTATCATTGCCAGCAGTTTACAGTCTGCAGCAGTTAAGGCAAAGGTGCGAGCCGATAGCCTTGATGATGTAGTAACGTTGAATCGTAAATCTGTGAAGTTGATTGATGGTAAAGCCATGATGGTTGATGCTGATGGAGACCCTACGGTAACCCCGTTAGAGTTTTTGAGCGGAGACTATAAAAAGGAAAAGCCCCAATATTATGAGTCAGATGGAACTGGCGGCACTGGGCAACTGAGCAAAGACGGAAATAACTCCGACGGCGCGGCAAAAACTTATAAGACAGATGCGTCTTTTAAAGATAAGGTTGCCGCCATGAAAGATAAAATCGGCAAGCAGAACTCTTAAAAGCCAATTCTTTAATTTTATTTTTTCTGGAGACATTATTATGGCTTTGTCCGATATGCAAGTCTTTGAAGAATACGCACTAGGCACGTACAACGAAGAAGTTGGCCAATTGGTGGAGCTATTCAACGGAGCATCTCGAGGTACTTTAATCCTCATTCCTGCTGGTCACGAGGGTGACTATTCTAGCGAGTCTTTCTGGCAAGCAATTCCCGGTTTGGTTCGTCGTCGTAATGCTTATGGTACTGGTGCGGTTCCAGCTGTTCCTCTTACTCAAGGCGTGCACACTACTGTTAAAGTTGCTGGTGGTACTCCACCTATCTCATTTACGAAGACCCAATTCCGATGGATGCAGAAAAATCCAGAAGAAGCTGGCGTTCGTATGGGTGAGCAACTAGCCAAAGCATCCTTGCAAGATCAGTTAAACTGCGCGATTCGTGTTGGTGTTGCTGGTATGTCAGGTATTGGCGCTCCTTCTGCACCGGGTGCCGGTGATGGTGTTGTATACGATGGTACTGCCGGTAACTTGAGTCGAAGTGCTCTTACTTCTGGTGCTTTCTTGTTTGGCGATCGTCAATCAGCTATTCGTGCCTGGATTACTTCATCTAAGCCTATGGAAGACTTGTACCAAGGTAACTTAGCTAACGCTGAGCAGTTATTCAATATTGAAACTGTTTCTGTTACCCAGGATGGTCTTGGCCGTGTGGTTATTCATACCGATTCACCTGATCTTGTCGTGGCTGGTGCTCCTAACAACTACCATACCCTTGGTTTAGTTGAAGGTGCAATCACTATGGAAGATAACGGCACTATGGATATGAAAAATGGTGACGAAAACATTCAATCTACAATTCAAGCTGAGTGGGACTTCCAAGCTGGTATGAAAGGTATCAGTTGGGATAAAGGTTCTGGTGGTGCATCTCCAAACGATGCTGCCCTAGCTACTGCCGCTAACTGGGATTTGGTTGCTTCCGACATTAAGGATACTGCTGGCGTACTAGTTACTACTCTGTAATTAGCCAGTAAGTTGGTCTTAAATTTAAAGCGGGTTCTAAATTATGAGCCCGCTTTATTTGAACTTTTAATCCATAGATGAAAGAGGTAAATCATGGCTAAGAATAAAATGATGTACGTAATTTACGGTGTATCAACTGAGTTGATGCGCGCTGCTAAATCAGTCGTACCTAAAACAGCACGTATGCTTTTACAAAACAGTCGCTACTTTGACCCAAAAAGTCTAGTTGCTGCTGATAAAGTTATTGTCGTCGATGACTTCAATGCGGATGCAATCAAGAAAGCGTATCAAGAGTCTGACGCACATGCTGATGATGTAATGCTAGATGTCGATATTGAAGTTCCTGAAAAGGGGCAAGAGCCGACAGTCACGGCGCCTGAATCCGGGCGAAAAATAACTGAAGTAAAAGGCCTTGGTAAGAAAACGGCTGAAACATTAGCGGAAGCTGGTGTTGAAACGTTGGAAGACCTAGCAGCATTGAACGATGATGTTGAAGCTAAGGCTGAAGAAACGGGTATTGAAAATCTCGCTGACTTCATTGCTAAAGCCGAAGAGCTATTAAAAGATGAGTAAAATTATCTTCTATCGCTCTGGTGTTTTAACAGCAGCACAAGCAGCCTTCGTCGAAGATAATTCGGCGGAGGTTCGTGATGTCTTTAGCCTGTCTGACGAGGAAAAAGATCATCAGCACATTTTCGCTAAACAAGAAGTTCCTGGTTTCAGTGATTGTGTTAACCCTTCTATGTTCTTAGAACTTTCTGCTGATAAGCCCGAAGAAACTGAGCCTACTCCAGCCCCAGAGTCTGCTAAGAAAAAGAAGTCAAAAAAAGTAAATAAGAAGGTATAACTCATGGCACTTGACGCAACGGTAGGTGGAGCATCAGCAAACAGCTTTGTAGATGAAGCTTTCGCCGATGCGTATTTTGCCGATCGAATAAATGCTTCTGACTGGGCAGCTATTACAACTAAACCTGCTACCTTGATATCAGCAACTGACTTTTTGAGCCAATTTGTTTACCAGGGCTACCGGGTTAACGATACCCAAGCTCTTCCACATCCAAGAAGTGGTATGCAGAATCGTGAAAGAACTGCATACTTACCAGAAACGGATATTGCTCCTGATATTAAGACTGCTACTTGTGAGTTAGCTCTATACTTAAATGCTAATGCTGCCAGTTTCCAAACCGAGGATACTACTACTGAGGTTAAGGTAGGCCCAATCACTATTAAGCAAGAACTTAAAACCTTTGGTGAGTATAGTTCATTACCCCTAGCCGTACAACGATTACTAGAGCCATATTTGTCATTGAACAAGTCTGGTGGTTCTGGTAGTTTGGTAAGAGGGTAATATGACTGTAAGAGAGCAAGCCAAAGCAGCTGTAAAAACCGCTTTTAGAGCTACAGAGTCTATGTGGTTTAACTGCGACTATAAGCAATACTCATCAGACTATGAGCCTGGAGTTGAAACCCAGGAAGTAGAAGATGAATATTCTTTTTTAGCTTTTGATGTTGATTATGACAAAGAGCTCTCTGAATCTGCACCGTACCAAAAGGGTACTAGGTTCATTGGCGCCGACTTTGACGACATTACTGGTAACTTTTTAGTTGGCTCAAGTGTAGTTATAACAGAAAAAAGTGGCAAGGTTATTAAATATACTGTTCAGGCTATAAAGCCAGTTCAGCAAGATGTACTTTTATTAGCGAGGTTGAAACCAGGTGGCTAGTGGGTGGAATAAACCATTATTGGATATTGTTGACCAAGTAGACGAGGATAAGCGCCAATTAGTTGCTGCTTTAACGCTGTATGCTCAAGGCCAATTTAAAAAATTAACTCCAGTATTAACGGGCCAATTAAGAAGATCATTTACTGCGACTTTCAGTAGGAATAAATTAGCTGGTATTACTGGTTCAAATTTATCATACGCAAAACGCATTTGGGTAGATGGTCATTCTCAGAAGCTTTCGCCTATGGCAGTTGACCTGGTGATAGCTAATATGCAACAGTTACCTGTGTCACTAAAGAATAATGTCTAGTACTAATTTAACAATGGACCAAGCGCAATTAGCGATTGAGAAGCATTTTAAATTTTGCTGGAATGCCAGAACCCCTGTCAAATGGGATAATAGACCAAACCCAGAAGGTCTAGAGCAAGAAGATTACTGGGTTGCTTTTAGTGTTGAGATGGGGGATAGTCACACTAAGTGTACTAGCGATGCTAATGAGTATAGACAAACTGGTCGTGTTATTTGCGACTTAAATTTTAAAAAGAATTCTGGTCCCCAGTTGTTTCCTAAAGTAGTTGGGTACCTGAACAGCATATTCAGAGGTAAGAATCTTTCTGGTGTGCGAATGGGTGCACCAATGGTTAGCCCAGAACTCGGGGATGATAGTTATTATCGAAAGGTAGTTTCTTATCCCTTCAATTTTGATGATAAATAGGTAATTTGATATGAGCGATAGTAACCAAGCGGAGTTGATCTACGTCAAAAACGTAGCTGACGTGATGCCTGTGGATAGCACCGCATGGCGTTCGTTTCGCATAGCTGGGGCAGATGGTCTTTCTTCTACTCCAAGCACAACCCAGTCTAATGAAACCAGGACCGACCGAAATCGTACAGACGTTATTTTGACGTCACGAGAAACCGGTGGTTCAGTACCTGGTGAGTTTAGTGCTGATACTTATGATGAATTTTTAGAAGCGTGTTTTCAATCTGCATTTGCTGCCGGTGTCATGGTTAATGGCACTACTAAACAGTCATTCACTTTTTTACGACGATTTAATGACTTCAATACAGTCAAGCGAATTCGCTATGACAAAGTACGTGTTGATGGCTTTAACCTGGATTTTAGTTTCAGTAACATTGTTACAACCGGTCTTGCCCTTGTTGGCGCCGGTGTTGATGGTGATGCTGTTGACCCAGTTGGTACTGGTTCTGTTCAGGCTGCATATACTACTATGGTATTAGCACGGGTCTTTGTGTAGAAAGTGGTAGTTTAGCATTTACTAATAACCATCGTCGTCGCAACTGCGTTGAAAATGGTGCTGACCCAACAGACAATACTACTGGTTCTTTTAATGCAACCGCGTCTTTACGGGTTTATAACGGTGATACATCATTCCCGTTGCATGCCATTAAAAACGACCAGACTGCTGTTGGTTTCTCGTTTGACTTGTCAGACGGTACAACAACATACACGTTTAATATGCCTCGCTGCTTTTTATCTTTCGCAGATGCGTCAGGTCAAGGTCTAGACACCGATGTAATGCTCGATATTACATTGACTGCTACTTTTGATTCTGGTATCGGCGGAACAGTAGAAATCACTAAAGCATAAACCTAATTTGACGGCATCAGCAGCTTATGTTCCTCCTTCGCATAAGTTTGTTGTATCGCTGGTGTCGTCAGATATTTTAATAGAAGGAGAGTAAGGAGAAAATCATGGCTAAGAAAAAAGTTAGTAAGAAAAGTAAAGTTGATCAAGCTTTGGACGAAGTAGAAGTTACACCAGTATTAGATAATTCTGGTGTAACTGACGTCTTTAAAGTTGACCCAAAGAAACTGAAAAATGGTATCTGGGTTGATATTGAAGGCACTGGCGACAAAGAAAACGATATTCCAGCAGATAAGATTTTGGTGGCTCATGTTGAGAACCTGAAGTTTTTGAAGTTGGTAGAAAAAGAAATTAAAAAGCGCCAGGCAGCATCTAAACTCAATAAAAAAGAGGTTAGTCCAGTAGATAGAGCCATGATAACTCTTGAAATGGTTGCTGAGCACAGAATTTTAGATTGGGAAATTAACGGGTTTGGTGAGTACTCCTCAGAAACAGCTTATGACATGCTGTTGCTAAGTCCGCAGTTTGACCGTTTTGTTAACCAGGTTTCTACAGATTTGACAAATTTCTATAGAGACGTTAAGGAAGCAAACGAAAAAAAGTAGTACAGCACGTCCTTTGGTGGAAAGAAACAAAGATAGAGGCTTCTGATTTATCGTTCTTTATTGAATTACAACAGACTAAGCCTCATCTACCAAACCCACTTGAGGATTATCCGGCGCTGAGTGCTTCACAAACTGAGCTTTTAACTGCTATACAGCGGTGTAAACAACGAGGTGAAAAACTTCGTCCGTCGGAAGTGCTCAGTTATTTAGAGCTTTTTCCACAACCAGATAGGGAGACTTTTGCAAGTAGTCTCTTCGAAATTGAGAGGAAATTAGATGCAGTTTAGTAGAGTATTTGGTATTGAAGTAAACGCTGATGGTGGCGTTTCCAGTACCGATAAATTTACTAGTTCCGTAAAGAGTGCTGATAAGGCAACTGGCGGATTAGCTTCTAAGTTAGGAATACTAGATAAATCTCTAACTCCTGTTGCTGCGGCCATTGGTGCAGTGACAGGAGCGGTTGTACTTGGAGTAAAGCGGTATACGGAATATGAAAAGGCTCTGGCAGAAGTTAATACACTTCTTTCCAGAACACAGAGTATTAAGGATTATTCTGATTCTATACGACAATTAGCTGTTGAGTTTGGTTCAGATGCACCAGCTCAAGCTGCAGCTACCTATCAAATAGTTTCTGCGGGCGCGCGTGACGCAGCAGAAGCAACAGACATATTAAGTGCTGCCAATAAATTAGCTATTGGTGGTGTAACAGATATTACAACTGCGGCAGATGGTTTAACTACCATACTCAATGCTTATCAGCTAGAAGCTAGTAGTGCTGGTGCAGTTAGTGACATCTTATTCAGCACCATGCGGTCTGGTAAAACTACCGTTGGTGAATTATCTGCGTCACTTGGGTTAATAGTACCAACCGCATCCCAGTTGGGTGTGACACTTCCAGAAGTAACCGCAGCTATTGCTACGCTAACCACAAACGGTGTAGCTACTGCTCAAGCAGTCACCCAAGTCAATGCCGCATTAACCAGTGTTTTAAAACCGAGTAAAGAAGCCCAGGAACTGGCAGCAAAACTAGGACTTGAGTTTAATGTTGCTGCATTACAGTCTAAAGGGTTGGCTGAATTTTTAACTGATGTAGCAGAAGCTACTGGTGGCAGTGAAGAAGAACTAGCCAAGTTATTTGGTAGTGTCGAAGCGGTTAGAGCGGTATTACCACTTGCTGGAGCATCTGCTCAGAAATTTGCTGAGATATTAGAGAGCAATGAAAATGCAGCTGGTGCAACTACCCAGGCCTATGCAATTATGGCTGAGACAACATCTCAGAACTTTGCTAGGTTACGTTCTTCTGTTAATGAATTAGCTCTTAGTATTGGTGAAGACTTAGTTCCTGTAGTTAATTTCGGTATTGATGCCTTAGAGCTAATAGTCCAAGCGGCTCAAATGAGTTACGACGGCTTATCGTTACTGGCAGATATTGTTGGTACTGCGTTAGTTGATTCTTTCAACGCCTGGAATGATCTTATTTTTGGTGGTGCTATAGAATTACTGAATAGCCAGGTCAGTGATACTGTTGATATTTTTGATGTACTGGGTGGAGTATTTAGTGATACTCAATTAGTGGGCATTGCTCTTGTTAGGGGCTTGCTGCTTGGTTGGGAAGAATTAGAATTTGGTACTAAAGTAATATTAGCCAGTATCTCCGGGGGTTTTGATAAAGCCTTTGGTGAAATTGGTGATGAGGCACAAGAATTCATATCTGCTATTGCTGATGCAATGGACGAATTACCTGAGGTCTTTGGAATCAGTGGTGATTCGTTACGAGGCTTTGCTAAGGAAATAAGAACATCTACCGACGCAGCAGATGACTTCGATAAGAAGATGGGGGAGCTTCGAAAAGAACATGAGGCATCCCGTAAGGAAATAATTGACATCACCGACGAAATGGCTGATGAGGCTATTGCTGCTAAGTTGGTTGGTGAAGAGACTTCAAAGTTAACTAGAAAAGTTACTGAGAATACTCGTACCACAGAGACTAACACTCAGTCAAGAATTAAATCAACAGACGAAAATAAGAAGAATAAAGAGACTGTTGAATCATTAACTAGAAAGTACGCTGAAAACAAAATCAGTGTTGAAAAGCTAGAACGTGAGTTAGAAAAACTAGAAATAACCCAGGCCGAAGTTGAACAAGCCATGGAAAATTCTGGGGCTGCTACCGATCGCTCTCGTACTGCGTATGATAATTTAACCACCAGGTTACAGGAACAATTAAATGTTCAAAGGATAGCTATAACCCAAGGTGAAGATGCTGCTAGAGCTTATGAGTTGATTGCAGCAGCTGCTGACGATGCTGAACAAAGCATAGAAGAGTTTATAGCTACCAACCCCGAAGCTACTCGTACTATTACTGAGTTCATCAAGACTGAGGAAGGCCTCAACCGGTACAACGAGGCACTTGGTGAAATTGGCCAATCATTAGGTGATTTAATCGTTGATGGTGGAAGCATAGAAGATTACTTTAAGGATTTGTGGAAACGCATGGTCCGTGACTTTCTGGCTTCTGGATTGACGAAACTAATTGGTTCTTTATTTAGTGGTAATGGTTTAGACTTCAGCGGTTTTACTGGTTCTGGTGGTGGCGGAATAATCGGTCAAGGTATCGACTTAATCCTGGGTAATGGCGGTTCTAGCTCCGGTGGCGGCTTAGGCGGAGGCAACGGTGGTAATGGTACCGGTGGAACCGGTGGAATAATTGATAATATTGGTAATTCCTTTGGGTTATCTACGCAACAAACCCAAGCCGTAGTAGATGGTGCTGGTTCATTACTCTCTTTGTATGGTGGTTATCAGCAGCTTACTAATGGTAACGAATTCGGTGGCGCTATTCAAATTGCTAGTGGTGGAGTTGGGGCATATAATGCCTATCAGAGATTCACTGGTGGAAATGAACTCGGTGGTAATATAGGAGCCGGAATTGGACTTGCTGGTAATGCGTTAGGTATCTACAATGGTATCCGTCAGGGAGGAATAACCGGCTATGGTTCTGCTGCTTATAATGCCTACCAAGGTTATCAAACGTTATCTGGATTAGGTGTTTTTGGTTCGGCAGCTGGTACTGGAGTAAATGCTGCCGGTATTGCTGCGTTAAATGCTCAACCGGTATTATCTGCTGTTCCATTAACTGCTAGTGGTTCTGCAGCTGGAGCGGGTGCTGGTGTGGCTTCTAGCGCTGGTGGTGC